ATGAGATTTATATTCCTCTTTATAAGTGCAGTTTCAATTCAATGTTATGCAGCATCAGAAGCAATGGAACTTCATTACTGTGAAACTGTGAAAAAAGCAGCGAGTGGGGTAATGGATGCTAGACAACATGAAGTGCCCGCTAAAGAGTTACATGACATCGCCAATCATCTTGAAGAGCAACAAGCCAAACAACTTTATCAAGAGCTTATTAAATCTGCATATTCGTCAAAATTATTTGAAGACCCTCTCATTAAGTCAAAAGCTGTCGAAAATTTTCAAACCACTTGGCATGAACAATGTTTAGCAAAAGAATTGGCTAAAAATATTTGAGGGTGTTAGTGGGAAATGGCTAGCTTAGGTTGGGAGATAGAACTTTATTTCTTACTTATCTCTTAGTTATAAAAAGCCCTCGGAATTTCAGAGGGCTTTTTTGTTGTGTATAAGTTAGGATCAAATTATTTAACTATGTGAGATTAAGAAATTGGCAAGTTCATACTCTTCTGCAGTTAAAAGTGTTGATTCGAGGTTAATTTCTTCAAAATTTCCTTTAATGCTGTCAATAAAGTTATTTTGCACTGCCGCAATAATTAACTGTACATCGTCAGGTGTATTACTAATTAAAATATTAAGCATATTATGATAATTATCAGAATCAATATCTTGCTGTCGTGGAGAGTCAATAATAAATGGAGGAGTAGATAACTCAGCATGAGAGTAGATAGAATTAAGGATAGTAAGCCTTTTCGCTAACATTGCTTTAACTTGATTAGCACCACCACTATAGTAGTTGAGTATATCGTATAAATTATGTTTTAAATACATTTTAATATTTAAGTCAGTACATAATGAATTGAAATATTCAACAACATCTTTTTCAATTTCTTCTAAATTTGAATTCTCAATAATTTTATTTTCATTTCTTATTTTTCTTATCTCTTTCGTATTTGCTCTAAATTCTCTGTTATCTGAGGCAACTTTTTCTTCTAAGCCAGGAATAAGAGATTTGCTAATAAATAACTGATTAATATCTTCATTGAAACTTTCCTCTTTGAAAGCACCTTCAATTTCTTGATAAAAGCTATCTATAGAATTAGTCAAATTATAACTTTTGTTAATTAAAACTGACTTTTCATTTTGTAAATTTTTTATTTGCTCCATTAATCTATTTTGATCATGAATCAAGGAGAATCTATTGACTAAATCATTTTTATGTTCAACACCACAAGTCGGACAAAAAATTGAAGTAGTCTCAATATTTTCAATAGAATAGTTATAGTCTTGCTCAATCTCTCCAATAGCAACTTGAATAATTTGTAATTCATTATCTATAGCTGCCATTCTGGAAGATATGTTTATATACTCGTTTTTCTTTTCTAAAATTTTTCTTTCAGCCATTACTACTGATCTGGCAGAGTTTTTAATTTTATCTTGAAGATCTATTTGGGGGCTAATAGCTCTTTTAGATCTAAAGTAGTCTGATACTTCATTGGTTTTTAGGATTTCTTTAGAGATATCAAAATTTTTTAATTCATAAAAGTTTTGATTAAGTTTGTTATCGTAGTAATTTTTATTTAATACTCCACATAAATATTTGGAGAGTTCAAACTTGTTATTTTTATCAAATTGTCCAAGGTTGTTAAATGAATTCCAAATTTCATTCCACCCACTCATTTGTTCAATATAAGTAGATGCAAAATAGAAAGCTGGAGGGACTTTAGAAAGTTTTTTTGCTTTAGAATTTTTTAATAAAACATTGAAATTTAAAATAGAATTTAATCTATCTAAATAAGAACCAGTTATTTTTTCATAGGTTGCCCATTGTTCATCATCTTCCTGTAGATGAATAGCTTGAGAATCTCTTTTGACTTTATAAATTTTATTATTAATTGAAAACTCAATTAAAACAACTGTGTCAAGCTCGGGCCAATCTTCTTCGAAACGAACTTCACAACCTAGAGCCCAGAATAAACAATTCAATAATGTAGATTTACCAATTGTATTACCTTTTGTCGTTATCAATGTCCTTGGAAATATCTTTAAAACTCGACCTGACTTTTCTGTTCGAGATACAATAATTATTTTCTGAAATTGAAAAGAGTTGCTGGTATTTTTCATTTCGCAAATTCCTAATTAATATTTTAAAGTTTATTTCATTTCTATTTTGTGAATTGTTCATATACTTTATTTAAGACCTCATAAATAGCTACAGATTGCATCCGATTAAATTCCTTAAATTGCAAATTATCATTAATTATTAAATCGATTTTAGTGATTTCGCGCTGTATTTCATTTAAGTCTAAAATATTAGAAGGAATGGAAATTTTACTTCTCATTTCTTCTAAATATTTAATAATTTCTGGTGATCTATTTACTAAGAGATATGTATAATAATTATTAATTAAATTAATTCTTATAGGGGTAAGTAAATCATCTCCTGAAAGTTTATTTATATAATTTTCAATAAATTTTTTTAAATTTTCAGATAGATCAAGCGATATATGTGTCGCGAGTATTTTTTTTACTTCTTCGCTGTTCAAACCTCTTTTTTGAACACATTCATTCCATTGGTCAAAAGGGATTTTATATTCATATTTAATTTTTAAATCATCCCACAGTACTCGATAAATACTCGATATATCCGATCGAACATCGCCATGCTTCGATTGAATAAATTCAGCAATCTTTCCTTTAGCACTTAATTGTGACGAAGGAAAAGGTAACTCAGACTTCTGAAAGCATAAAATATTTTGATATATGGGATCAACAATCTTTAGTTCATTTGTTAACCTATCTAAAATATCTTTAATTTCATTTTCTTCTAAATTAGTAAAATGGCATTGATCCCCTAAAATTTTAATTTTCGTTTTGAAATTAATATCACTAATAGTTAAAAGACATAATTTTTTAACATTTTTTTTAAATAATTTATTTTCAACGCCTAAAATCATTTTTCCAATTATAGAGTTGCCACCAACTTCATACTTGCAGAGATTATCTATTGTAAAATTAGCTTCAGTAGTTTTGATTTGATAAAACTCAAATTCGACATCATCGTGTAGATGAGTGGAGTTGGAGCAAATAACATCCTCATGATACTCAACAAAAATTACGAACTCTTCTTCTTTCAATAATTTTTCTAATAAATAGACTATTGCCCAATCAGCTTGATAATGGAATCTTAATTGAGTATCTAGTCCGTTATTTTCTCTTTCTTTTTCATTTAATATATTTTTATTAGCCATTTAAGTCCTCAAACGTTTCTAGATTACCCGAAGACTTTTACAACCCATTTACTTCCTTTATGAAGTGTAAGATCTTTTCATGTCATTTAGGGTTTAAGGGTTCTAAATACCTATCGTTGCTTTTTGTATTCAATTTCTTGAAGGTTGCTTTCGTATTACTCGTCGCATACAACGATAACCAAATCACCTGTTTTAAATCACTTATTTGAAAGTCAGGATTTACATACTTTAACATTTGGTTTGAGTTCTGAAAACATCCATTATTAAATAATATTTAAACTATAATTATTTTGTCATCTTTAGAGTTAATATAGTTGGAGCGAATTCTGTCTTAGTCCAATATTTTCATCTATTAATAAATTATATAAGACTCATCTCATACTGAAAATTGATATAGGAAATTTAGCCACTAAAGAGGGTGGTGTTGTAGCAGAATATAAAGTATTTTTAATATCCATTTTAACCAGTCAAAATTAATCTATAGACAATAAAAAACCACCTAACTCTTTCGAATTAAGTGGTCTTTAAATTTTGGAGCGGGAAACGAGACTCGAACTCGCGACCCCAACCTTGGCAAGGTTATAATATTTTAATTAAATCAATTACTTAAAATAGAGCGGTGGCGCAGTGGTGGCAGGGTGGTTTTATTGTAATAAAATATTTATTTTAAACATTTTATAAGTAATTTTATTTACTATTATCAGTATTACTTATATGGCGACATCCTCAGTTATGATTTTAAAACAAATTGCAGAACTTGAACGTAGAAAGAAGATAGACGCACAATGGGATGCTATCAGAAATGATAAACATCTTGCTAAGGAATTTGCAATTAATGACTTCGTCAAAGAAAGTACACAATTTGATGGTTTGGTAGATTTATACAATCAGGCTTGTGCGAAACTCCTTGGCCATCAAAACAAAGCGGAGTTAACACCAAAAATGTTAGATGATTTTATTGGTCAAAATACAGATTTTAAAAATGTTTTTGATTTAGAAACTAAATTTTTGAATCATTTTAATAAGAATAATAAAGGCGCATAGAGCGCCTTTTTTTAATTTTTCCGTCTTGCTTGCCTTTGGGCTTTAGCCTTATTTAGATTATCTAAAATTGGCATGACGGTGGCAGGACTATAAAGGTGCTTCCCATCACCGCCAAGATTAAACGCTCTTAATTCATCAATAATGGTTTTTCTTGATAAATTATATCGTTCCATTAACCATGAAGCCGGCACACGGTTTGGTATTTCCTCCGCTTTAATCTCTAAAACCTTACCGATGTTTGGTACATCGTCATGTATAAAAATCTGTGGTGGTTTTTCTGACTCTACAACAACAATATATTTTCCCATCTTTATACACCTTATTTTTTAGCAATGTTCTCAGGAGTAATCACAGAGGGTCAGCAATGCGATTACACCTGTAGAACATTGCTAAGAATGTTCATTAGAAATATTTAAAAAGGCATGTCTTCCAAATGCTCTGTTTTAATAACTGGGTCAGGAATATGAAGAGTGCAGCTTGATACCAAAACATGAAATTCTTCACCAGGATTAAGTTTTGCCAATCGGTGCGCTTCACGTTCAGCATTCGCATAATTTTCATGCTTATAAGTTGGATTGCCGCGACCTTCACTCCAAACTAAATAAAATGGTTTCATGACAGTTCAGCTCCTTCCATTTGTTTCTCTTTGGCAAACAATGCTTCTGCACCATCTTCAGTAAAACCTATATCTATTAAGAAAAAGCCATGTGGTGCCACAGGATCCCATTTAGATAAATCCGATGAGTCCATAATTTCCGAAAATTGATCATCAGAAACACTCCCTTCTAAATAAAGTCGGGCAGTGACAATATTGAAGTGCTCCTTTAATTGATCCCAATCTCTTTGACTCAACCATTCTTGATCAGCATGATTTTCATCTAGGTATTTGAGATATTCAGGATGTACCCAACAGCCCATTTCATCTCTGATGATCTCAGTAGGTGTTAATTGTTTAATCATCCCTCTGCTCCCAATTCACCTTTAACTAATTGCTCAATAAATTCAGCCAATTCATTAGCACCAACAACAAATTCTTCTCCATCTAATTCCATTGCTTGATTTGATTTAACTGCTATCCAAGATTGAATTTCATTGATGATTTCATTTGGTATCGTTTGAGCTTTAGCCTTTATTTGCCACAATTCCCAACCTATTAGAGACTTAGAATTTGTATATTCTCCGTCTTCAAGTTCAAGTTCACGCTGCTTACCGCCAACACTTAAATAAGCTTCTTCAAAAGCTTCTCTTTCCGTATTTGAATTTGTCATGCTGTCACCTTTGTTTTTAAGATGTTGTGAGCTTTCAAACGTTGGCGCAGGGTTCCACGGTTCAAACCAAGTAATTCGGCTGCTTTAGTTTGATTGCCACGTGTTTTTATCAACGTTTCTGCCAATAATGGCTTTTCTAAAAGGGCCATCACTTCTGCATGTGCATTGGTAGTGTTTGACTCAAGCACAGCTCTAATTTGATCTAATGAAACAACTACGGTTGATGTAATCATGCTGCGACTCCCGATTTAATATTTTTGAAAAGAGGGTTGAGGGCGGTAATATCCAGTTGTTTTTTTGCACGGGTTGCGGCCACATATAACAAGCGTGCTTCATCTGGTGTTAATGGCTTTTCACCTTCAGAAACTGCTTCTTTATAGAAGTAGTCACCGCCTAATTTGACCTTGTTAAATTCAAGGCCTTTTGATTTATGAGCTGTTGTCACAACACAGTCATAGTCGTTTGAGCTGCTTTTTAATAAGGCTTCGATGAGTGCGTTTTCACCTACTTTTTCAATCAGGCTCACCAGTGGTTTAATGTCGCTGTTTGAAACTTCATGACTGTATTCAAGTACTTCTTCCCAAGTGCTGAAGCCTTCAAATGCACTTCCATCGGCAACGCGTACACCCGCTTTAACTTTTTTGGCATCTTCAATATTTTTAATTAAAGAGCTTGTATCAACTTCAAGGCGTGGTTCACGGCCTAACTGAATAAGTTCAACCATGTGAGATAGGGCAGCGGCATTAGTACGGAAAATAATTGCATCAGCTACGCTGTCATGAACTTCACATACCTGGGATTCAATTTGTTCAAAGCCACGCAAAGGAATTTCTTCATCAAGGACATTGAATAAAATTGTGTTCGCTAGGTCCGCAATATCTTGACCAAAACGAAATGACTGGCTTAGTCGTGTTTCAGGTATTTCAAGCGATTGCATTGCATTTACAGCACCACGAAATGCATAGATTTGTTGGTGTCTGTCACCAACATAAATGACCTGAGCGCTTTGATTATTTAGAACGTTAAGCATGATCGGGTCAGCATCTTGTGCTTCATCAAACAAAATAAAATCTGTGTTGATGACTGGTTTACTGAGTGCCCAATATTTTAGATAGTGGTCATGCTCTAAACGGTTTACACCGAACGGGTCAAGAATGTCTTGCCAATAGTCATTAGCCTTAGGTAGAAGGATTTTTGCAAGTTCAGCTCGGTGTGTTTCTTCCATCCAATCGGGTAGAGCTGCATAAACTTGTGCTAACTGGATTTCTGAATAATTAGATCGGCAAAAATAACCAATGGCATTAATTAAAGATGTAGCCATGCGCTTATTGTTGAATAAACGTTTTTGATCATCTTCACCGCGCTGTTTAGTTAAAGCCACGGGTACTTGATACGATTCAAGGTCATGGCGTGAAGCAATTTGATTTGACATTAAGCGACGGTTTTTAAGCTTATTGGTAAACCAACGCGGTACCGAATTAAATGCAAGACTATGGAAAGTTTTGCAGCGAACGTTCCGGTTAAATTTACTTTCTGCTTCAGTAGCAATTGCTTTGTTGAATGCCAAGTACATACCAGATTGATAGCTTTTAGCATTACCAATTAATTTAAGTGTTGATGTTTTCCCTGCGCCTGCATAAGCCGTAACCTTACAAGACTCTCCATTAATTGCCATATCAATGGCTTGTTTTTGTTCAATAGTTGGTTTCATGGGTGAATTTCCCTAAGCACCCTTAAAATTAAGGGCGCTCGTATAAAATTTATTTAAAAAGAGCTAATGAGTTACGCAGTTAATTCAGCCGTTTTTCTTTCAAATAATGCGCTGACAGAATCAATCTGTGCATCAGTTAAGAATGACGTGTTTGGTTCAAATTGCTTTTCCATAATTGAGTTGATTGCTTCAATTGAGTTTGCAATTTCCAAATCATCTACAAGCTGAAGGTAAAATTTCTGATTTGCGTATGCGTTTTTAATATCAGTCTGTGCCGGTTCACCAAGATCAGAAGGAATGGTTGAGCCAAGTGTTTTTAAATCTGCTAGGTTTTCAACCTGCCCAATATCTTGAATGCATTTTTCAACATTGAATGACACAGCTAAATCAATCACCTTAGCTTGCTTTTCTTCACGTTCCGCTAACTGCGCTTTTAAGCCTGTGGTACCTTGATGCTTTGGAAGATTTGAGGGTTCAGGTGTTACATCAATTTCTTTGTCGCGTTCTTCTTCAGCTACGCCAAAGCCTTTTAGAATATCGGTGAACTCATCACGTAATGCCCAACCACGCGCACGCATTTGCATCATACGTTTAGGGTATTGTGACCAAGGACCTTGCTTGCTTAATAAACCTGCACGTTTAGCATCTTCTTTAGAAAATGTTTTAGTTACCGCCTTTTGACCTTTACGTTTAACGGTACAAGTCGCCATCTCTTCTGTTTGAGTTTCTTCAAACTGTTCAAGTAATCCTGAGCTACGCACAAGAGCAAGCACAGCGTCACCCCATAGAGAAGGGCGACCATTAATCACAGCAATGTTTTGCATTGCTTGAAGTGGCTGTAATCCAATTTCAGCACCCCATTGCATTGCAACTAAAATGTTGCCTGGTTTTTTCTGATAGTCCTTTGGGACAATTTCAGAGTTTGCCAATAAATCCGCAACCTGCATTGCTTCAGCTAAAGTTGTCGGAGTTAAAAAGCCAGTGTTTTGAACTAATGCATTCATGATAAGTTTCCTTAAATTAGAGATTCTTTAAATTTGGTTGAAATACGAAATACACGCGTACTACTGGTATTGCTGTATTTCTCGAATAATTCGGGTTGTTCTTTTTTCAACAGCTTGCTATCAATGCGTGTTGAAGATTGTTCTTTGTAAGAGCAGATTGATTTGCCTTGGCTAATCATCATTTCCGCATCTTGCATATCAGTGGCCAATTCAAGTTTGATTGCTTCTTCACGTGCTTCAGCATCTTTTTTGGTTTGCTGAACTGTAATGAGTTCTTCTGCAAGCTTGATTTGTTTAAAATTGGCTTCAACCTGTTTACCCACCACGTGTTTAGACCAACGATGTAAAACATCATCAAAGCAAGTCGGGTCGGGTGGTACGTCTGCAAGCACATGGTTAAACCAAAATGCTTTTACTTGGTTGAAAATAGATTTAATTAAATCTTCATCGCGTTCGATGCGGTACATACGGAACTTATTGCCGCCAATCAATACAGCTAAATGAATAACTTGACAGCCTGTAATCATCAGGTACCAAAGACATTGAGTTAGGTAATAGTCTGGTATCTGGTCGGTGTCTTGTTCACCGAACAATTTGCTCATGTACTCACTAGCTGTTTTACATTCGAGTAATTGATCAGTTGTCAAAGCACCATCTTTAAAGCGTACGTTCCCTGAAATTTCAGGATTGATCACGGCACGGTCAATATTTCCAAGCGCCCAAGGATGATCTTCCAAAAATAACTGTTGTTTTACGCGCTGAACTTTCATACCTGATCGGCGTGAAAACTCCTTAGCAACTACATCTTCAAGCAAATTACCAAAGTGAGCAGATTCATTTTGTTCTGACTTTTCACTACGGCCTGTTTTATCAAGCCATAATTGATATGGTGATTTATAAGGGCTAAAACCTAGAATGGCTGCTACATCAGAACCGCCAATACCTTTTTTACGGTTTGCTAGGAATGTTTCACGGTCAACATGTGTATTCATATTAGCCACCCAACTTTGCTAATTTAGTTTCAATTGATTCTTCAAGCGCTTCATTGATCTTTACAAGCTCAAAGCGGTCGATATAGGCATTTACAACACCTTCTTCATCAACAACATTGATTGGCTCTAAACGCTCAATTTGAATGCCTGTAGCACGGTTAAAGCCATTGCTGTTGTCATATCCTGAGAAGTCAAAACCAACTTCAATGCGAAAGCGCATATCACTGGTAAGAATTGATGCATGACAATCAACGTTGCAGTCGTTGTAAGGTCCTAAATCCAAGTCATCTACTGTGTAAATAGGTGAAAAAATACTTATTTGCTGTGGGCCTAAATTTTTATAAGCCATGTGAGCAGACGCTAGGGCAAAACTCATCGTCAACACCAAAACAACAACCCCGCCAATAAAACATGTTCCAAAACCTAAAGCAGGGCTGTTTTTATATGCGTCTTTAATTGCCGCAATTAATTGATCGCGTTTATTACGCAAAGCTTTTTTAATGCGCTTTACTTTTTGTTTTCGAATTAATCCTTTAATCAGATTACGATGATTATTTGAAATTTGACTAACCATAATGTTCTGTTCCATAATGACCCCGTTATCTTTAGCTGTTGAATAACAGTGAAGAAGTAATGCTTGTTTAGATCGCCCCGTCCTTCGCCAAAATTTCGGGGCTTTCTTATGTCTAAAAGTTAGAAAAAATTAAACTGAACCTTCCAGAATCTGCACATAAGAAGGGATGCCGTTTAATTGGCCTTGAACTTCATCATTCCCAACAGTTTTGCCGTGACGAACATACTCAACGGTGTCTTCCATTGATTTTTCGATAGCTTTTTCAAGTTGATCTAAGTCGTACCAGAACGTAATCACACCTTCTTTAATGCGATAGCGGAAACGCGCAGGCAGGGCATAGTGATTGCCGCCACGATGTACTTGGATACCGAAAACGATTTGTTCAGGGATAGTTAGATTGCCCGCAGTACCGGCACGTGCTTCAATTGTTTCGTTGTAAGTCAATTGAACTTGGCCGTTATCCGTGCGGATGCCAGATTTAAAATCAACATTTGTTTTTGCATTTAATGTTTGTACGATTTCATACAAAACTGCTGCGTCTGGCTGATTGATGTAAGGCATTACATCTTCTAAGAACAAAGCAAAGTTTGTTTGGCTGAATTTTTCACCTGACTTATCTTCAATTTTTTTAAATTCAGGTGTTTTTTCTGCGACAAAACGAGCAATATGTTTACCATGACGTGGTGAAAGAACAGCGCCAGTATTAGTTTCTTTCTCAACTTCGTGATAATCGAGTACAGCTTTAAATTTGCCTTCCAACACATCAACAAAGACTAAAGAATTTTTATCAGCATAACGCGTTACATAGGCGATAAAGTCTTTTGCTGTATTTAAAGAAACACTTTGCTCTAAGTTAATAGGACGAGCTAATAACTCTTTAAATGGGTGTACTTCACTACCATGTGGCACTACAATAAAAGGTAAAACGTCTGTTGATTTGGTGGCAGTTTTCAAGCTTTCTTGACCAAGCTTGTAATTAGTTTCTGCAATATTGTTAAGTTCGCTCATTGGTTTTTACCTGTAATGGCTTGTTTAGAAAAAATTAATAAAAAAGGTTATTAAGTAAGCTAATTAATTAACTTAAAGGCTTAATTGTTGGTTTGTTATCAGTTGGAATTTGCTTGAGTTCAGCAGGTGTACCCGCGTCAATATGCTCAAGATTTAGTTTCTGTTGGCGTGGGTCTTCACGCACAAGCTGTTGGTCGCCATCTGTAAATAGAACAGTTGGTTCTTTATCGAATTTAGGAAGAGTTGACTTAATGTCGTCCTGAATTTTGTAGGTACCACGGCCATTAGGCTTAATTGTCAAAGTAACCGTTACTTTTGAAACTTTGCCTGTGTCGTTTGAAGCTTGAAGTGCTTCAGTCAAAAGCTCATCAAGTTGTTCAATCGTGTCACCACGTTGAAGATTTGCTAGGGTTTGACTGAATGAAGTGTTTTTAGCGGGCATAACATTCACCTAACTTTTGAGTTTAGTAGTTGGTGAAATCAGTTTAGTAAACTGAACAAAATAGGTCAATAGATTTGTTTAGAAAAATGAACTTTTTTTATTTCTTGTTTAGTAAACAAAATAAAACCCGCATAAAGCGGGTTTGTATAATTGTAAAATTTAATAGGAAACGTCAGGATTGTTTTCAACTTCAGTATTTAGTTCTTCAACTGCATTATCAGCATCAGGAACAACATCACGCCAATTTTCATTTTCAAATCTTTGAAATTGGTTATTAACTTCTTCAGTTTTAGCTTCTAGATTTGATATATGATCTTGCAATTTGCTTACTTGATCTTCCAAATCAGCTATTTGCTGATCCTTTTCTGAGACCATATTGTCATAATCTTCTTGCGTGATTGATGGCTTTCCGCAACCTACTAAACCAACTAATAAAAGTCCAATTAAAATATTTTTTAAATACATGATTATCTTCTTATTTTTCTAGTATCAAGTTTCATCCAAAATTGACCAATAACATGAATTCCTTCAGCTTCAATTCTGGCAGGTGAATAATATTCATCAGGAAATCTAAGTTTATCTTCATTTCTTGAGATTGCCTTGAACCCACCAGGACCTTGCTCATTCCAATTAAATAAGTATTTAATTTTAGTATCATCACCAACTTGGAAAGCGTAGATTTCACCATCAAAGATTTTTTTTGCTGAAATATCAACAGATATACGCTGACCGTCTAAAAGATCAGGTGCCATACTATCACCACGGACTTTAACTACTTTTGCATAATAAGAATCGACATTACATTCATAAAGTAGGCCAGTAGGTACAAAAAACTTATTTGTGCTTGGTGACTCTATATTTAAGTGCCCATTTCCTGCACTTACATAAATTTCGTCATAGAAATCAATTGCTGTAAAGCCATCTGGTACCGGATCATTTTCATCATAAATCTGAACTTCAGCATTAGTTATTCTGCCATTACTGCCTTCCTCATTTTTTCCAGTTAATAACCAGTCAGGCGAGGTCTTCAAAAAAGAGGCAAGGGCAAGTAGTCGTTTTCCAGTTGGCTCATTTACACCAGAAATCCAGTTTGTAACTGTTCCTTTGCTTGCACCTGTAGCAGCAACGATATCTTTATGCTGAACCTTTAGTTCCTGCATTCTCAAAATGATTCTATCAGCAGTAGTTTGCATAAAAATATTCCTAAACTCTTGTTCAAAATACTAAACAATTAAATTGACATGTTCCTAAACTTATAGTTCAATAAACTAAACATAATAGTTTTGGAAACTAAACATGACTGTTGATGACTTAATTAAATTCTACAAAGTCAAAAGTGATGCTGATCTAGCGCGCAAATTGAAGCGACCTAGATCAACTATTTCCTACTGGCGCAGTGGCGGGATTCCCACTAGCACACAAGCAACATTTCAAGTCTTAACCAAAGGACAAGTTAAGGCGGATATGCAGCCTAAAACTGCTTAGGAACTCACATGAGCAAATTATTAGTCGATCTATCTGCAAGCGCCAGAAATGGCGTCTCCCGAATATTGCAGGCGCTTGCATCAAATAAAAATACCGAAATTGCTGACCATCTGAATGTTGATGCGAGCACATTGTCGAGAATGAAAAACGACAAGAAAAGCAATGGCTTAACTGAAATTGAAAACTTTTGCGAGCTATTGAGCTGCTTAGGTTTGAAGGTGGTACCTAAAGATTATCAAAGCATTGATAAAGAACGGGTAGCTGCACTTTTAGTTATGTCTAAAAGCTGGATGAACCGTATTGAAACCGTTGATGACCTGTTTCATGACGAGATCAGCGGTAAAAAGGAAAAACTTGGGTATTAAAAAAGCCTGATTTCGTGGATCAGGCTTAGTTGTTCATTAATCAAAGGGATTAAATCACATGACTAATTTAACAGAACATAAGTGCAAAAACAAATGTCCTGAGTTTAAAGGAGAGCAGTGTAATCACTGTTTAGTTCAACCTGTGGAACAGCGGAAAATTGAAGACATGGGCGATGACCGTCACATTGAAAATCATGTTTCAAAAAACTGTCAGGTTTTTTCTTGCGATGAATCTGTGCATCTCAGTCGTGCTTTTATAGCTATGGGAGAGGTGTCATGAATCAATATCATATTAAAGTTAATAAAAATAATTGCGCAGAGATATTAAATAAGCTTGGCGCGATTGGTTATGCAGTTCAATTCCCAAAAATTGATTGTGAAGAATTCTCTATTTTCACCTATGAAGATGGAGGGATCAAGTTTGTAGATAATCAGTATGTTATTGATCGTGCCAACTGGGCTGTTGAAGGAATTGTTGATTTATCTGAATCAGAGTTAAATGACCATGTAATCTTGCATCGTAATAATGTACATGATGCAACGCATTGTGATAACCAAGAGAAATTCATTTATTTAACAAGTGACCAGATTATTTATTACTGGGATGGTGAATGGATTAATTCAGCTATTAACAAGTCAAATGACTATGAAAACTACTTAACCAAGAGTTTAACTCTAATTCCTACAGACCAAGAAATTACCTCTGAATATAAGACATTCAAAGTTGAAGGCCTTGAAGGTTTAGTTGATGGTAAAGCTGCTTTAACTGCTGCATTGGCAGGTGAAACAGTTCAAATCAGCGTTGAGCCTTGGGAAGAAAAAAAATGGGATACCTTCAACCCACTTGAAGATGATGTATCAACTAAAGTTTTCTTTTCTGGCATGTCAGAAGGTGTCCAAAAAGTATTTTTCCGCATCAAGCCTAAAACAATTTTAATTAATGGTGTTGAAGTTCCTGCACCGTTTAAGCCAAATCAAGATGAAAGCTTTTATGTGATTGATCATGATTCAAAATGTGGCTACATCAAAGTCTCTCGTTTATGTCATGACACTTGGGCTCAATTTGGCGTATGGCGCACTGAAGAAGAAATAAAGCAAGTGGTGGCAGCACTTAGAAAAGTATTCGAGGTGCAGCCATGATTGAAAAACTAACTATTAAAAATCTTGGTGAGCATCAGGATGCATGGGCAACTATCTATATTGAGCCTAACAACACCTACAGTGAATGTGGTGGTCGTATAACTGTGATACTTGAGGACTATATAGGTACTGCATTTTTCAGCCACTGTGGAACTAAAACGTTTCACGAGTTCATTGCTAAAACTAATTCAGGCTATTTGATGAATAAATTATTCAATCAGAATAATCAAATTCCTGATTCCATTTTCATTGAAGATGGTGACGCAATCCTTGAACTTATTGACCGTGAAAAGAAAGAAGAGATAAAGCTTGCACGTGAATATGGTGATGAAACTTTATCAAAAGAAGCTTTAAGAAGCCTTCATGATGCTTTATCTGGTGAACAATTTGATACAGCAGGTGAGCTATATCGTCACTTAGATTCTGAAGAGCAAGAAACAATGGATAGCTTATTTGGTGAAGAGTGGGGATTTGATAGTTCGCTAAAAAAAGAAAATCCAAAATATATTTATGTCGAATCAATAGTGGATTCAATCATTGCCGAGTTTAAGAAATTAAGCGAGGTGATTACATGACAATGATCCCCCTTGAACCAAGCCGTTACATGAAGCGTAAAGGCTTTGGCAATGAAAACTGCAAAGCAATAAAACAATCAGTTCCTTTTGTTGAGGCACGTCGTGGTGAATACACACATCGAGTTCGCCACGTAACGCTTATTACTTTTCGAAATAAATCACATTTTGCCGTGCATTGTTGGTGCGGCATGACCATGTGTGTCGGTGGCACAGGGAAAGGAACAGGGATTTTACTTGATACACCAAGCGCTAATCGTCCTATGTGCGCTACCTGCGAAGGTAGGGTAATCGGTGCAGGCTTGCTTGGTTCACGTGAAATATCTGGCCGACAAGTTATGTATCGAGCAAGTGAGGTGGTATGAGCAACCAAGACGTAGATATTTGGATGCCAATTTATATTGGCGACATGCTTGCTAAGACCACTCGAATGACCACCGAGCAGATCGGTGCGTCATTTTTACTCATGATGGATTATTGGCGCAATGGTGCAATACCAGATGACAACAACGTTATTGCAAGCGTAATTCGTTCAAATTTGAGTAAGGCGAAGGCTTTAAAAACTATCTTGATAAATTCAAATTTATTTGAAGTAAAAGACAGTGAATTATCTTCAAAATATTTGGACGATTTAAAGTCTCAAGCTGAAAGCAATAAGTCTTCAAAGTCAGAGCGCGCAAAGAAAGCAGCGGAAGCACGATGGAATAAAGAGCAGGATTCTAGCAACACTAATGCATCTAATGAGCATCAATCTAGTAATGCTAATGCATATGCACAAGCAATGCATAAGCATGATGCAAACAATGCTCAAGGTATGCTTGAGACATGCCCTTCATCGTCACCTTCATCTATATATATACATACACAATCAGAAGCGCCAAATTCCCTCGATGAAGACCTGAGTTTATGGAAGCCTTCACTTCATGAAATTAACTCATGGAGACAAAGAGCAGGGTTACCGAAAACGACTCAGGAAGAGTTTGACACCTTCATGATTACCTTCCTGCCGCATTACGCACCTGAAATTCGTTCAGGTCGTCTCATTGAAAACAAGATTTACGCGAAATATATCCAGTGGGTAAAAGACGATGCTTTGAAAGTAAACCGTCTGGCTAAAAGCAAACCCGCTGTTAAAACCAATTCGGCTAATGATTCTCGAAACGTCAATGACGCTTGGAAAGACGAGCCTAAATCAGATGATCGCCCGTTCACAGGAACCGTGAACATACCGGAGGATTTTTAAGATGAATGCGATGGTGAATATTTTAAACGGCTTCAAAATGGCTGAAGGATTCTGTGAAATCCACCAGGTGCAAAAAGTGCAAGCGGGACCGCATCAAATTTGCCCACACTGTGCAATTGACCATGTTCACGATTCAAAGCAAGGCGACCAATCACGTGTTGATCAGATGGTACGTGATAAGCATTTTGGCGGTGCAATGCTTCCTGAACGCCATGCTCAATCTTCATTTTCAAATTATCAAACACGTACACAAGCACAAGCTTATACGCTCACAAAATGCATCGAGTATGCCAAAGCATTACTTGCAGGTGATAAATCTAATTTCATCATGGTTGGCTCAACTGGTACGGGGAAAACCCATCTTGGTTGTGCTACTGCAAAAACACTTCTCAAAAAAGGCCTGTACGTTCGATACATCACAAGTGAAGAGCTTGCGCAGCGTGTCATGAATGCATGGGATAAGGACACAAAAGATCAATCAGAAGCATCGGTAATTTTTGAGTTCACCCAATACGATTTATTAATTCTTGATGAATACGGTTTGCATGATCGCGACAAGCGTTTAGAGCTTGTACATAAGATTTTGACAGTACGTTATGACCGTAAAAAACCAACGATGCTCATTTCCAATTTTTCAATGAACAAACTCAAAACAGATTTAGGCGACCGTCTATGGTCACGCTTTCAGCATGACGGTTTACACACTGTTGAGTGCAATTGGTCTGATGCAAGGGTGAGCCAATGAATCAAATTTTGAAATGTGAAATTGCAATGTCACCGCCTTCAGTCAATCACTATTGGATGGCAAACGGTAAGAGACGTTACATCAGCGCCAAGGGTAAAGCATTTCAAAAAATGGTAGGCCTTTTTGTGAAGGCTAAACATAGTCCATGCCGCTTAAAAATGAGTGTGGTTTTCCATTTTCCTGACCGTATGCGTCGTGACATTGATAACCACTTAAAAGCATTGCTCGATAGCTTGGTCAAAGCAGGCTTATGCCTAGACGATGAACAGTTCGATGAAATTATCGTGAAGCGTGGGAATGTGATTAAAGGCGGTTTAGTTGAGTTGGAAGTATGGGAGATTTAATCATGCCAGTACTTGCTTTCCTGCCTGAATTTGTCGTGAAAGACAAGGTGAAAAGAGATTCAACACCAAAGGTGACTGAATCAGACGTAAAGAATATTAGAACTTTGCATAATCAAGGCTTGTCTTATCGTCAGTTAGCGAACAAGTACGATATTTCTCATGAAATGTGCAGACGTATTTGCACAAAGTTTTGCTACAAGGAGGTGTTTTAAATGGCTCTACGTGGAAAACAACAACGCTTTGTTGATGAATATCTGATTGACCGTAATGCAACACAAGCAGCAATACGTGCAGGTTATTCACCTAAAACAGCAGGGTCTATTGGGGATGAGAACCTTAAAAAACCTGAAATTAAGAAAGCAATTGAAGCAGGTGAAGCTGAACTTGCAGAGCGAAATAAGATCACTCAAGACAAGGTATTAAATCTTCTTTGGGATATGGCAACGGCTGACCCTAACGAGCTAATCAAATATGTTCGTGTTAATTGCCGTTACTGTTGGGGTGAAGATCACTATTACCAATGGACCAAGGGCGAATATCACAACGCTTGTTACAACGCGAGAGCAAACCAGAAGCCTAAACCCGACTGTGATGGTGGTTTTGGCTTTGATAAGACCAAAGCGCCTAATCCTGATTGCCCTGAATGCCGTGGTGAAGGTGTTGGCTATACGCATGTTTCAGACACAACAAGAGTGAGTTCAAAAGCCAAACTGCTTTATGCAGGTATTAAAGAAAATCAATACGGCGTTGAAATCAAGATGAATGATCAATTTGCCGCTGCGGTTAAAGCAGGTCAGCACATTGGCATGTTTAAAGAGCGTGTAGAACACAGCAACGACCCTGAAAACCCATTAACTGACACCAAAGCATCAAGCAGAAAACTTGCTGCGCTTGCCAAACTAAAAAAAGCAAAGGCTAAGGCTGATAAAGCCAAGGGGAATGATGATGCGTGAAATAACAGTAGGAAGTTTTGCAAAAACAACGGCTTCAAAGTTATGTGCAGAAAATATTGGGCTTGTCGTTAAAGTCTGTAAAAAGTTCGAAAACAGATATGGTGATGGAGTCGATTGGTGGCTTTGTATCAACGATGAACTACAAGATGTTGAGGGGATTACTGTAGGTTATGGAATGTTCACAACTCAGGGTCTTGAACCAATAATCAATGAGAAAAACCACAACACATCATGCACATATCAATTTGAACTTGCATTTCATCGCCTGCAAGACACACCTGAACTACGCAAGATTTATTGGTCTGCTTTAGGCCAATTGCGCTTTGATTCTAACGATCAGGTAATTCCACCTGAGTTTGAAGAGTGCCCATGTTGTAAACACACAGAGGATAAAGACCATGCCTGACATTATGAGCGCTGTTTACTTTTGGCTAGCCATCATCGTGACTTTTGTATTTTCACTAGGTCTTTTTGTTGGCTGGATTGTTTGGGGGTGAACCATGTTTATCGCTGCCGTAATTCTTTCGCTTGCATTCACAGGCCTTATTGTTGGTTCAGTGACGTTTTTGTTGATCAAATTGAGATGCATCAGCAAGAAAAAAGCATTTTCATACTTCACTTGGATGTTTTTTATACTTTCTATTGGTCTTTATTTCAAATTATTTGGTAATCAACACTATAAGGACCTTTCAGATATTTGGCTCATCTGTGTAATGGGTTACAGCATTGTGTTCGGCCCTGAAGATTGGGGAATGTATGACCAAAACAACTGATGATGAAATCCTTGCATTGCTTGCCGAAATGGATGAATCGGAGATTGAGCAATATTTACTGACGCTCGATGAAGATGAACAAGTGGAAATAGCAAAACTACTTGCCGATGCGCCTATATGGTTTCCATTGGAAGGCCCGCAAATGGCTGCGTATTTATCACAAGCCGATGTTATTGGTTACGGTGGCGCGGCAGGTGGTGGCAAAACGGATTTAGTCGTTGGCTCATTCTTAACAGTGCATAAACGTAGCTTGGTTGTACGTCGAGAGAAAGCGCAAACAGACGGTATCGTACAACGATGTGAGGAAATTCTAGGCCATAAGAATGGCTATAACTCGCAAAAATCATTCTGGAATTTGGGCAACGGTCGCTTAATCGAATTTGGTGGTCTTGATAATTTGGGTGATGAGAAGCGTTGGCAAGGTCGTGCACATGATTTTAAAGCACTCGATGAAGCTACAGAAATTCGTGAATCACAAGCACGCTTTGTAATGGGGTGGAATCGTTCATCTGACCCAACAATCAAATCCAAATGTCTAATGACCTTCAACCCACCAACTACAGCTGAAGGGCGTTGGGTAATTGATTACTTTGCACCATGGATTAAAAAGGGCCATCCGAACCCTGCAAAGCCGGGTGAATTGCGTTATTTCGCAATGGTGAAAGGTAAAGAACAGGAAGTTGAAAGCAACAAACAGTTTGTTCTTATTGACGATCAAATTGTTTATGACTTTGACCCAAAAGATTACAAGCCTGAACACATCATCACACCAAAGTCACGCACGTTCATTCCTGCACGTGTAACTGATAACAAGTATTACATGGAGACAGGCTACATGAGCACATTACAAGCATTACCTGAGCCGTTACGCTCACAAATGTTATACGGCGATTTCGGTGCAGGTATTGAAGATGACCCTTGGCAAGTTATTCCGACCGCATGGGTAGAAGCTGCACAAGCACGGTGGAAGCCACTTGAAGACATGCGCATTTTGCATCGTGGAGATTTCAAGATGGATTCTTACGGATTGGACGTTGCACGTGGTGGGGGCGATAACACGATCGGCTTCGCACGATATGCACATTGGTATGACAACCCGAACGTACTAGAGGGCAAAGACTCACCAGATGGACCAACAAGCGCATCGTTTGCTGTCTCACATGTTCGTGACCATGCGCCCATTCATGTCGATGTCATCGGCGTTGGTGCAAGTACATACGATTTCTTAAAGCAATCGGGCATTCACGTTGTGCCTGTAGACGTACGCAATGCTGCAACTGCATTCGACCGTTCAGGGCAACTTAGTTTTTATAACTTGCGTTCCCAACTCTGGTGGCAGTTCCGTGAAGCATTAGACCCTGCATACGGCAGTACAGTTGCTTTGCCGCCTGAACCAAAGCTTTTAGCCGATTTAACGGCGCCACGTTGGGGATTGCAGGGAACCAAAATCAAAGTGGAATCTCGAGAGGAAATTATTAAGCGTATTGGCCGCAGTCCCGACTACGGCTCTGCAATTATCAATGCGCAAATTGATACGCCTAAACGACACATTATGCAGACGATCAATGCATCAGCTGCAAGACGTGATTATGACCCTTACGCGTAGTGTCAACAGGAAACAGGGCCTTTTCAATGTGCCAATCGCATAATGTCGAAAAAGGCAAAACTAATCGGAGTCCTTCAATGTGCGTGAAAAATATTCTTGACGGCGTAACCAATATCCTTGGTATGGATGCACCAAAGGCGCAGGTCATTGCCCCACCAAAGCAACCAACGCGCCAAGATTCTAAATCACCCGATTCATCAGCGACTATTGACCGCGTACAGCAAGCCCAAAATTCTATGTCTGGCGGTATTGCGAACACGCTTTATACGGATGCTCAAGGCGTAAATGATGAAGATTTGCGATTAGGCAAGAAAACTTTATTAGGCGGTTAAGATGACTGAAGACGATATCAGAGCGCTGAAAAAACGTTTCGATGCTGTTTGGCAATTACGTGTAAATGATATGGACGAATATTGCGCCGAATTAGCATTACATGTTTTGCCAGCTGCCATCAAAACGATTAAAAACCAAGAGAAACATGACCGTTCCGCTTGGTCAAAAATCGTCGACAATACTGGTAAAGATTCATTGAAAACACTTGCAGCGGGCATGGTATCGGGCACATGTTCACCAAGTCGTAAATGGTTCACATTGCAAGCCGCAGATGAATCATTGCAAAAAGATATTGAAGTACGCCAATGGCTTAAAGCTGTTGAGGATGCTTGTTATGTCGCATTTTCAAAAAGCAATGTGTATCGGTCGGTGCATCACATATACATGCAAGAAGGCGCTTTCGGTATAGGAGTTGCTTTAGCACCCGAACATGGGCGTAAATCTAAAGCCCAACTCATGGATTTAATTCCGCTTACGTTCGGTGAATTTGCTATTACAACCGACGAGTTCAATAAACCAAATGGGGTTTACCGCAAATTCAAATTGACCACGATCAATATGGTCAAACAGTTTGGCAAAGAAAACGTATCTGATTCGATCAAAAGTGCATATACAAATAAAAACTATGAACAAGAGTTTGAAGTTTGTCATGCGATCTATGAACGTCCTGATGCCAAAGGGTACGGACCTAAAAATATGCCTTTTGCGTCAATTTACTATGAACCAAGTTCATCAGATAAATTGCTACGTGAAAGCGGCTTGATGGGCTTTCAGGTCATTTGTGGCCGATGGACCGTTTCTAGTAGTGATGTGTATGGTGAAGGACCTGCAAGCGATTGTATTGGTGATTTACGCGCATTACAGAAAGGGCATCAGCAAATTGCAGTGGGGGTTGATTATCAAGTTCGACCGCCTTTACTTTTGCCTGACTACCTAAAAGGCCATGAGCGCGAGACATTACCAAACGGCATTGCATTTTACCAAGCATCACCAACGAGCCAAGTTGCACAAGTTCAAGCGATGTTGAATGTTCAGTTTGATTTGAACGGCGTCATGATGCAGATTGCGCAATGTCAAGAGCGTGTTAAACGCGCATTTCATACCGATTTGTTCATGATGCTTGATGCTTTTGACAAGGGCAAAATGACTGCTACAGAAGTATATGAGCGTAAATCTGAAAAGATGCTCATGCTTGGTCCAGTAGTAGAACGTCAAATTGATGAACTATTACGTCCGCTTGTTGAAATCTGCGTTGAGCGTGTATTGGCAAACAGTGAATACTTACGCCAAATCGCACCGGAAGCGATTCAAAACGCCGATGTCGAAATCAATTTCGTTTCTATCCTTGCGCTTGCACAAAAGTCTTCAGGTTCGGCAATTCTTGAACGCGCCCTTGCCATGATTGGTCAGGTGGCGCAAGTCGATCCCCAAGTGCTCGATAAATTCGATACTGATAAATTTATGGATGAATACGTTGAAATTAATGGCGTATCTCCTGATGTTTTCCGTCCGCAACGTATTGTTGATCAAATCCGTAGTAACCGGGCAGCACAACAACAAATTGCACAGCAACAAGCCCTTGCAGCCCAACAAGCACAGACACAAAACACGAATGCCAATACGGTTAAGACTGTAAGCGATACAGATGCAGAAACATTGTCTGACATGTTCTTGCAAGGCGGTGGTGCATGAGCGATTTAGAAACCAAAGCTAAAGAAAATAAAAGTGAACGTGACCAGGAACTAAATGACCTGCGCTCAATCTTGGAAACTGAACACGGTAAGCGCTTTTTAATGCGCTTAATCGATCGCGCAAATCTATTTCAACCCACCTATGGCGGTGGGTCGCAAATCAGTGATTTTGCTTTCATGGAAGGCCGCCGAGAGTTTGGCCTATTCATTCTAGGTGAAATCACACAAGCCAATTCAGATGCATGGTTAGACATGCAAAAACAACGATTTTCAAAACTTAAAGAGAAGGTGAACCATGAGCGAAGCAGCAACTACGACAGCAACTAATACCGCAACCACAACAACATCTGCGGCGCCTATCGATACTACAACCCAGACGGATACCCCACCTGCGGCATCAACGACTGAAACTACGCCTTCGGCTACTACCACTCCAGAAAGTACCGAAACAAATCCTGAAGTTCTTTTAGGTGGGGAACAACCACCTGCAGAACAGCCAATTCAATACACAGATTTCACAATGCCTGAAGGGTACTCGCTGAATCCAGAAGATTCAAAAACGCTTCAGGAACTTGGGCAGCAGTTCAAAATGCCGCAAGAAGCGGTGCAAAAACTTGTCGATTTAGGCGTGCAAATGCAACAACGACAAGCACAGGAACAGCAAAAAGTGATTGCTTCTTGGGTTGATGCAGCTAAAGCGGACCCTGAATATGGCGGGGAAAAGTTGAAAGAAAACCTGTTGACAGCACAACGGGCGTTTAGCTTACCACGCGGCGCTGAAATCTCTAAGATTCTCTTTAAGAGCGGACTCGGTAACCATCCCGCAGTAATTGGCTTTATGACCGAAGTTGGTAAGTTGTTAGAAGCTGACAACATGACACACGGCAAAGGCGCAAATACAGCGAACGTGGCACCAGCGGCCGTATGGTATGACAAATCATAAGGAATACTTAGATGCCTACGATTGTACAAACAAACCCAACCTTAGCCGACGTTGCCCATAACATTGGTACAAACTCTAAGGTTGGGGCAATTATCGAAGTGCTCAACAAACGTCAAGACTTACTTGACGATGCTGTAGTGCTTGAAGCAAATAGCGGTACCCACAATAAAACTAGCGTTCGCTCAGGTTTACCAAAAGGTACATGGCGTAAATTGAACTATGGTGTGCAACCTGAAAAAACATCACGTGTTCAAGTCTCTGATAGTACTGGTCAGTTAACTTCGTATTCAGAAGTTGATAAAACCTTGTACGACCTTCAAGGCGAAAATAAAAAACAATGGCGTTCTGAAGAAGATGCAGGCTTCTTAGAGGGTATGTCTCAAGAGGTAATGGAAAACATTATCTACGGTGATGTGGCAGGCGATGTATCTACCTTTAACGGTTTAGCAACGCGATACAATCATCTTATTGACCCTGAAACAAGCGTAGCACCTGCAAACGCTGTAAACATTCTGGATGCAGGCGGTACAGGTACTGACAATACGTCAATTTACATCGTGCAATGGGGCCGTGAAAAAACTCACTTGTTCTATCCTCAAGGTACTCAAGCAGGGCTTGATATCCAAGACAAAGGGCAACAAACGGTACTTGATGCACAAAGCGGACGCTTCGAAGCAATGCGTACATACTTCCAATGGGATGTAGGTTTATCTGTACGTGATTGGCGTTCAGTAGTTCGCATTGCAAACATTGACGTTTCTGACCTTTCAAAAGACGCGTCTACTGGTGCAAATCTTATTGATTTGTTGGATGAAGCATTGTCTTTATTGCCTTTGGCAGGTTCAGCACGTACAGCAATCTACATGAACCGTACAGTTAACCAAGCCCTTAAAGGCCAAGTTAACCATTTCAAAAATGTGCGCTTAACTCTTGAAGATTTCCGCAAAGACGGTAGCCGCAAAATTCAAGCATGGGATGGTGAGCCAATTCGCATCTGTGATGTGATCCTCAACACCGAAGCCCGTGTAGTTTAAGGAGAATTTAACCATGGCATTAGTTGATAAATTACTACAGTTCTCCGATAAGCAAACTATTGCGGCGGGCGCTAGTACGTTTACTTTGGACACAGTCCATAAATCAGTAGGCACTGCGGGTTTGCCTATTTGCCTACAAGGGCATGTAGTGGCACCTGCAAACGCAACTGTTACCGTAACGCTTGAAGAAAGCGCAGACGGTACAACCTTCACGGCAGCTGCTGCATCTAAAGCATTTAAAGCAGCTGAATTAAACAAAGGCACTTTCTTTTACGTGAACAGTGCAACCAAACGCTTTATTCGTTTGTCATATGCCGTTGCCAATGCGCCTACCGGAACGATTTCCGCTTGGCTTGGTAATCAAGCAGATATCCGTACAAATTACGACGCTGTAACAGGCGCGACTGTTCCAGTTTAAGGAGTTATTTAGATGTCTGAACAAGTATTAGTAGTTGCAACCAAAAAAGGTTTTTATCACGGCATTCGTGATGTTGGTACACAGTTTCATGTACCACCAAGTTTGATTACAGGTAAAAAAACTTGGTTTAAACCTGTGGATGAGAAATACGCTGTTTCTGATCAACAAAGCACAGACCCTAACAACCCTTATACGCGAATGAATAAAGAAGCGCTTTCACAAGCCGCTGCTGAAAGAGGCATTCAGTTAACAGGGGCTGAAACCAAAGCGCAAATTATTGAGCTTTTAACAGCTGAGTAAAGCCTATGAGATCAAATGTTGATCTTTGCAATTTAGCCCTGTCGCATCTCGCGCAGGGCTATGTTGTAAACGAACTAACCGAACCGACAAAACATGCAAGATTGTGTAATACCTTTTACCCAATTTGCCGACGCGAATTGTTAGACAACGAACATCAATGGACGTTTGCTGTTAAGCGCGTTCGCTTGAATGTTGATGCAGGATATGAGTTTGGTAAGGCTTATGTTTTACCGAGCGATAAGGTTCGTTTATTTCAACTCGAGTCAGGCGCTCGTTTCTTTGTAGAAGGCAATCATTTATTTACAGATGATGCTTCTCCGATCTTGCGCTATGTCCACGATGTAAAAGACTTAGCCTTAATGCCCGACAGTTTTAAGATAGCACTATCTTATTTATTGGCCGCAAGAATCGCAGGACCATTAACACAGAATGAGCAAAAGCAAATTGCGATGATGCAAATGTACGAACTGGAAAAAAACAGAGCGATATTCATCGACCTTCAACAACATCGGATTGAAACACGCCCTGAACATAAGGGCTCAATGACTGAGGCTAGATAATGCAGTTTTCGTTTAATGGTGGCGTAATCTCTCCTGATATGTTTGGTCGTGTGGACCAAGCAAAATACCAAACAGGCGTGGCTAAGTGCAAAAACATGTATGTCGAATTGTTTGGTGGTTTAGTCTATCGTGCAGGCTTCCGCTACATACACCATTACCCGAAAACGATGGGCAAAATGCGTTTAATCCGTTTTGTCTTTAGTGAAGAGCAAGCCGTTGTTTTGGCTTTTCGAGCAGGCGCTGTAAATTTCTTCGCTGACGGCGGTATGCTATTGGACGATAACGATCTGCCCTTAGAAGTTACAGTTCCATATTCCGAAGAGCATTTAATGCAACTCCGTTATGCACAATCTGCGGATGTAGTGACGATAACTCATCCTAACTATGCGCCTAGAAAAATTATTCGTAAGAGTGCAACTGAGTGGGTTACTGAACTGGTTACAGTTGGATATGGCATTGGAACACCGCAAAATGTTGCAGCAACAGCACATATTGAAGATAAGTATAAACCAGGTGGAAGTATGCACGACTCATACATTGAGCGTGATTACTCATATCAGGTTACTGCGGTCAATGATGAAAATGAGTCCGCTGCGTCTTTAAAGGTTGTTGTACAAAATGACTTAACACTTGCAGGGAATTACAACACGATTACATGGGATGCGGTCACAGGGGCAAATCGTTATAACATCTTCAAATTACGGTCTGGACTAGCAAGTTTTATCGGTGAAACTACGGAGACTAGTTTTACTGACGACAATATTGAAACAAACGGGGCAATCACCCCGCCATTAATTCGAAACCCTTTTGAGTACAACCCAACGGCTGTTGCATACCATGGTCAGCGCAAGGTATATGGTGGAGGGTATCAAGCACCCCAATGGGTAAGAATGTCAAGGACTGCGACTGACGATAATTTTAGCTACCATATCCCCTTACAAGATGCTGATTCAATTCAAATTCGCTTTGCTGCACGTGACGGCAATGGAGTTAAGCATCTTGTACCTATGAGTGATTTACTCATTCTTACCAGTGGGGCTTTATGGAAATTATCCTCTGATGGTGCTGTTACTGCAGCAAGCGTAAATGCTAATAAACAATATAGTACAGGTGCGAATGACGTAACGCCTGTTGAAGTAGACGGCGCAGCTGTTTTCGCATCTGATCAAACAGGGCATGTACATGAAGTGTCTTTAGCCAGTGGCTACAATGCTTCTTTCTACCAAACGATCGATTTATCAATAATGTGCCCACAACTATTTGATGGGCATAGAATTATAGATTGTGCTTTGTTGCGTAACCCATTGAATATTATATATTTTGTTCGTGATGATGGGGTTTTGCTTTCACTAACATACGAACCACAACAACAGGTGTGGGCTTGGGCAGAGCACCATACAGACGGTAAATTCCTTTCAGTTGCAGAGATACCCGAAGAAAACCAGTCTGTTTTATACGCATTCATCGAAAGAGAAGGTTTTTATACAGTTGAAAGGATGCTTACAAGACAACCTCTAGATATGCAAGATAAGTGTTATTTAGATAGCAGTATTCAGTATAAAGGCGAACCTACAGATACTTTAAGCGGCTTGGATTGGCTTGAAGGTCAAACGGTATCTGTTTTTGCTGACGGTGGTGTTAAACCTAACGTCAAAGTAGAAAACGGCACGATAAAACTACCACGTGAATTATCTAATGTTTGGGTTGGGCTATCTTATGAAGCTGAAACACAAACTTTACCTATATACCGCAAAGACTCTAACCCCGTAAAACCTAAAGTAGTTAATAAGGTATTTTTGAGAGTGCTAGGTACACAAAATATTCTGGTAGGTGCTAATCAAGACGCTTTAGAACTAACAAACATTGATGAATATAAGCCGAGGAGTCTCGAACCTTACGGTAGCCCTTTAAAGTTAATATCGGGAATTGTTGAAGTGCCAGTTGACAGTACTTACGAAAGAGACATTCAAATTACTGTAAAACATGATAAACCTTTACCCATGAAGTTACTGGCATTAGAGGTTGAATATAAATGAGAAGAAATAATATTGAAATTCGTAAGCCGACTGAGCGCGATATTCGTATTCTTGTTGAAAACCTGCGCGATGCCGATAAAGACGAAATGAAAGCATATTTCAATGATAACTATCATTGGATGGTTAAAATGTCTATCAAGCATTCAAGTGATGCTTGGACTGTAGTAGTAAATGGTAAATTGCTTTTTATTTGTGGCGTTGGGATGTCAAGTTTAATTGGCAACGTTGGTTGCCCGTGGTTACTTGGCACAAATTTCATAAAACAATATCCGTTTGAATTCTACAAACAATGCCAAAGTATCTTGAAAGAAATGCGGTCGGAGTATGCCGTTCTTGTTAATCATGTGTATGAAAAAAATGAGAATGCAATACGCTTCTTAAAAAGATTAGGTTTTGATTTAAAAAAAGCGGAACCATATGGTGCGAACAATAAAATGTTTTATCCGTTCGTGATGGGGGCGTTATGACAAATCCATATGCATATGCGGCGGTCAAGGGTGTAGAAGCGCTTTCCAATTACGCCAAAATGAAAGCGCAAAAACAAGCGTATCAACAGCAAGAAAAACTCGCTCTATATAACGCAACGCTTTCAGATAATCAAGCTCGGCAAGCTATCGAAGATGGTACCAATGCCGTAACTGATTATCAGCGTAACGTTTCGGCCTTTAAATCAAGTCAAATTAACGCCCTTGCGGAGAATGGTATTGATGTAACACAAGGTTCAGCCATTGATTTACTTGCTTCAACAGAGATGCTTGCTCAAGGTGATATTGATTCGATTAAGTACAATGCTGCGCTTCAGTCTTGGGGGCACAAGGTTCAAGCCACAAATTACCGCAATCAAGCCGAAAATTATCGTGTTGCTGCGAAGTCCATTAGACCTGTATTAAGCACGATACTAAACCTTAGTGGTGAAGCTGCTGCCGCATTTGGTTCAGGAATGGGCAAAGGCAGTTTAGGCGGTGGGATTGAAAGCGGTTCTGCATCTAGTGGCGGTTCTGACTTTGCTTCAAGCCTTTATAATACAGGCGGTAGCAGTACACAAGGCGCATCATGGCAGAATTATAATTGGAATTGGTTTGGAGCTAGTTAATGCGTATACCACAATTTAATCGACAAGTTTCGGACAATAGTGTTCCAAATGTACAAGTCAATGGCGGCATGTCGGCAGGCGAAGCTGCTAGCTTGGTTGGCAATAAAACCGATAGTTTAGTAGGTGCACTTAATTCAGGCTTAAAAGCTTATCAAGAATATCAAGATGAAGCAGACCGTGTACGTGTTATTGATGCTCAAAACAAGCTCGCTGAACTAAAACAGCACTTACAAAACAACGATGTTGACGGTTTTATAAACAAAAAAGGCGTAGATGTTGTTAGTTTTGATGATGGCAACGGTGGTGGGTTCGTAGATTACTATACAAAAGCCTATCAAGACGGTATTGGGCAAATTGCAAATACTTTAGGTAACAGTCGTCAACGGTCCTTATTTAAAGAGATGGCTGCTCAAGATGCCGTGCAATTTAAGGGCTCATTACAAAACTATTTTGTACGTGAAAACGATACTTACCAACAAAGTGTTTATTCATCTTCTGTCGAACGCTTTGTACGTGAGATAAATGAAAACCCTGCGGATTTTGAAAAGATTGACGAGAATCGGTTAAATTTAAAAGCATCTTGGGGCAAACTTATGTCCTTAGAAGGGAAGTCAGCAACAGAAGCTGAGAATATGTATTTGAAATCAATTTCAGGCGCACACCTTAATAACATCAACGCTTTTATTGAAAATGGCGAATTAAAATCAGCAGTAACTTATAAGAGTAAATACGGTGAAGAAATCTCACTTGCTGATAGATTTAGAGTTGACCAACGCATTCACCAAAAATTAGAAGAACAACAGGTTGAGCTTTTAGTAAATAGAGCTACGACCGGAACACAAGAATATAGTAACCCCGCATTAAATACTCCTCCTCAGGCATCTGCCGCAATTGCCAGAGAACTGAAAGCCTTAACACCTGATCAGATGAAAAGCATTAAATATAATGATCAGCGTTTAGATGTTTACACAGTACATGCAGCAAAAGAGAAGGGTATGGAGTGGGCAGCTCCTTTAGTATTAGGGTTACGATTGGCAGGTGAAAAATCTAACAATAGTGCAGTTTCTGAAAAGGGCGCTAGATCAGTAATGCAATTTATCCCTGATACATGGAAGCAGTATAGCAATAACGGGCAACGAGATATTAATAATCCTGCCGACACTATTGATGCAGCTTTTGATTTTATTTCGGATATCAGCAAAAAATATAAAACCAAAGACCCAATGGTTATTGCAGCTTATTACCACGGTGGGGATGGGGATGCGCGTCGAGTATTAGCTGGAGGACAACCCGCAGGTCCAAGAGGTCGAGGATATTTGGACCGCATGGATAAATGGCTTAGTAAAGATTTTGGTAAGTATGCTTCTAGCCCTGCTAAAACTCGTGAGCAGGCGCAAGAAGAAATTTGGAATAGTGATGCTCCTATTGATGTCAAAAGTAAAGCCTTATCCTTTACTGATCGATATTATAGTGGTTTGGATAAAGCTAAAGAATCAAAACAAGATCAAGTTTATGATTACTATTTTAAGGGTATAAATTCAGGACAGTTCACTTATGAGCAAATTCCAGTAACTGATCTTAACTCCTTAGAGCCTAACCAAATTAGTAGTTTAGAATCTGTTAGCAAGGCTAAATTCAAAAAGGATATTAAAACTGACCCAGTAGTTTTAAGTATGATTACCCTTAATCAAGATGAACTCTTAAAGGGCAAACCACAATCGGTTTTGCATCAGTATGCAGATAAATTGTCACCTTCTGATTATCAAGAAGTTACCAAGATGTATGCTGAAGTGAATGGTTTAAAAGACAATAAAAAAGATAAACCAAAAACTTTCCTTGTTGATGACAATACAGTTTCAGTCGCTCTAAAGCCATATTTAGGAACAATTGGTATTACAGATACCAAAGATAAAAAGCAACTTTTACATTACAACGCTGTCAAAGTCGATTTGATGCAAACTTTAAGAGAAGCTGAAGCAAAGAATGGTGGGTATTTAAGTTGGGAGCAGGTCAACCGTGTTGTACTAAAAAATATAAATCGACAAGTTAAGGTTACTACCTCAAGACCTTTCTTTGATGATAAAGTTGAATTAAACCGTGTTTACAGCCAAGTTAAAAGCAAAGATGATATTTCTGATTCAATGAAATCGAAAATTGATAATATATTTAAGAAGCAGGGAAGAAACCCGAATAATGTAACTAATTCAGAATATATTAATGCTTACTATACGTTTATGAGAAGAGGGTACTAAGATTGAATAAATATTTATTGCCATTAATGGCTATTATATTTTGTAGTCATGCGAATGCTGATGCATCACAAGCATTAGATGCGTATTCAAAATGTGTGGATGAAAGAACTGACTTTTACTTAATTTCAGGCGATTCTGCTGACAGTATAGCAGTGGCCGCCATGTATGATTGTGAAGCTAAAAAAGGTAAGGTACGCCAAGAATTACTTAAACAATACATGGAAAGAACACCTAATACCCCTGTTGCAAACTTGGTAGAAGGCGAAATTATAAGTATTGATAATACTGTACGCCAAACCTCTATTAAGAGAACTTTAAATAGTAAAATTAGATTTAATCTCAAGTCAAAATCTAAATACCCATCTGTTTAGAAAACTATGACAAATTTGAAAAACGAACTTGTAGAATCACAAGTTGAATCTGTTGAGGGCGAGTATTTAAATGCCTGTGAATATGCTTGCTTGCGTATGGAACAGATGCGCGAAGAAATTGACTCGATGCACCGACAATCTCAAGAACGTGTCATAAGAAATAAACAAGTAGAAAGACAAGCTCAGATTTCAGCATTAAGGGCAATTTTCACTAAAATGTTATGAAGCCAAGGTGTCAACAGCAAACGGCAGTCTAACCAATAACAGCATTTAAGATTACAAATAACCGTAGTCTTAAGTGCTTTTATTATGTCTGATCAAAATGCAAATCTTACAATTGGTCAATTATTCGAATTAAACCAAGGCAAGAACCCTACACAAATTGCAGATTCTGAAGCTCATGCGCGTAAAGCCGCTAAATCATTGGGCTTGGATTACGACAAGATGACAGAAACACCTGAGCAAATTGTTTCTGTAGCTGATGAGATCAACACGCAAAAACGCGTGAATGATGTTGTCGCAAGCGATCCTGTACTTGGTAAATATGCACTTAATCCAAATCAAGCTGCTGTGTCTTTAGATGACTTTGAAAACCTAAAAGACATTAGCGGTAAGGTTTCTCTACTTGGCTCGAGTCTCTCAAAACCATACCAAAGTGTTTCTTATGAAGACATTCAAAACGTTTTGAATAAAGGCACTTCACCAGAACAAAAACAACGATTAAAAGAACTTGGGGTTTATGAAGGTCCTCAGAAGAAAATTAAGCCAAATGTGAACACCAATTTAATTGATTCGTTCAGTTCAACCTTAGTTCCCCAAACATCGGATCAAGTTTTCAACGAACATTACGACCGTATTAAAAAGACAGCGGGTGTGATGAGTGCAGAACGATTCAAAAAATATTATGAGAACCAAGTCTATTGGATGGAGCACACGGCGACTGCTGAACCTACCAATCCACAAGAACAAGGCAATCGGTATGTAAATGCGGCCATTCGCGCTGTTGCGGCTATTGGTCAGACAGAAGGCGCTGTAATTAGCGCGACAACAGGAAACGATAGTTTACTTAACTTAGCAACACGTGTGAAAAATAAAGCGGCGCCATCACAAGAAATGTCGCAAGCGCTTTATCAAGCGCAACTAGCTGCGCAGACAAATGATGCAGGTGTGTTAGGTGCGGCCCAAGAATTGATAAGCAATGCTGATGCAGGCTTGGTCGGAGAATTTTTAATTGAACAAGCACCACCCGCATTAGCCGGGTATTGGGCAGGCGCGGGGGCAGGTGGTGTTTTAACAAATTCACTTATCCGTAACACAGCCAAATATGCACCAATGGTCATGAACTTGGAGAAGGCCGCTACATTAGTTCGTGGCGTGACTGTTGCAGGAAATGCAGCACAAGGCGCATTGGGTGCGGGTACTGCTGACGCTATCGTGTCTTATGGTCAGAACATGGCAGAAGCACGTGAGAAGTTTTTAACTAAACAAGAACAGATCGATTATGCAGCTGCAAAGACATGGGGTTCAGCAAAATATTCAGCCTTAGGCGGTGCATTAATGCCTGTAACTTTTGGCGGCCCTTTGCGTACTGTAGGCGGTCAAGCTGTCATTCAATCAGCGGCAGGCATGTACTCTGTGCAAGGTGCGGCCGATGCGGTTGGTGAAAAAGCCGACCCTGTAGAAATGGCATTAGAAGGTTTGTTAGAAGTTGCAACCGCTGCGCCTGAAGTAGCCATTACATCTGCATCCAAAGTTAAAAACCAACGTACAGCACAATTTGCATTAGACCAATTACGCCAAGATCAGCAAGAAGATGCAGTGCGTTCAAGTACCTTTGCATCTGTGCTTAATAACCTTATTGACCGTAACAAAGAGAGTAAGACGGCACAACGTGATGACTCTGCAAGCCAAGCATTTATAAAACAGGCCATTGAGGAACACGGCGCAGTTGAAGAAGTTTATATAGACGGTCAGACCTTCAACCAGTTATTGCGTGACCGCAATATTGAGCCATCTGATTTATTTGAACGTGCACCAAGCTTGCAAGATCAGTTGGGCACAGCGGAAACGTTTAACGGCACTGTGCAAATACCAGTGAATGAGTTTGTTTCTGCAATGTCAGTTGTTGAGCGTCCAACAGACTTTGTTGAAAACGTCCGTTCTGACCCTAACATGCCAACTTACCGTGAAGCTCAAGAGAACCTTGCAAAAACTACAGAACAAATGCAGCAAGAAGCCAACGTCTTTATGGAAGAGCAAGCACGTTTTGAAAGTGCCGAAGATGCTAAGGAGTTGGTCGCTACTGAAGTTCAAAATCAGTTGGCTAGTGTTGGTACCTTCACTGCAAAATATAATCGTGCTGCAGGCGAATTAACATCTGCTTTCTATTCAACCTTGGGTGATAAACTCGGCATTAATGCCAAAGAAGCTTTTGACCGTTACCCAATCCGTATTGCTGATGAGCCGAATACAGATAAAGGAACTTCTTTTAATCAAAGTGCTTCACCTGAACAAACAATCTCAGTAGATGATTTTGTTAAGGGCATTAAAAAACAATATGGAATTGAATTAGGTCTAAAAGGTAGTCAATCAAGTAATGTCCTTTCATTGCATAAAATTGTTGTGCCTGAAGCTATGCGCAATCAGGGTACTGGCACTAAAGCAATGCAGGATATTATTAACTATGCTGACTCGCAAAATAAAACGATTGCGCTTACTCCAAGTTCTGATTTTGGTGGGAACAAAAACAGACTTACAGGCTTTTATAAAAAACTCGGCTTTGTTGAGAATAAAGGCCGCAATAAAGATTATGAAATTTCTGAAAGTATGTACCGTTCACCAAACGGCCGTAAATATAATCAAACTAGTATATTAAAACAAACGGATACTATCTCTTTTAAAAAATGGTTTGGGGATAGCCAAGTTTTAGATGCGAATGGTAACCCTCAGATTCGGTACCATGGTACTCGTGATAATTGGTCACAATGGGATAAAAGCAGAGCGGGGGGATTGATTCATACTACCTCAGATGTGGATATTGCAGAGAGATATGCTCAAGGTGCAGGTGGGGGAAGAAAACGTAGTGACCCCGTATATAAAGACAATAAGGAAAACATTTTTGAATTAGATGGCAATGAGTATGTGAATAAAAGCGATGGTACCCGTTTAAGTTTTCAAGATATTCAAGATATGTTGGATTCTGGAGACTTGAATCCTTTCTATCCAGATGGGCGTATTGAACCGATATATGTACGTGCGGAGAATCCTCTTGATCTAAATACTAAGGAAGGTTTGAAAATTTTAGCGAGCATTCAGGCGACGAGCCGCTTTGGTAGGAGTGTTGTTGATCAAGCGAAAGCAGGCGTTTTCGATTGGAACTCAACTAAACATGAGTTTAAGAATAAGCATTGGGCGGATGATTTAGTACCGAAGCTTAAAGAGCTTGGATATGATGCCGTTATTTTTGCGGATGATGGACATCAAACTTTATCTGTTTTTGATTCTGAACAAATTAAATCTGTAAATAACAATGGTGATTTTAATTCAGAAGATCCAAATATCTATAAGCAAGCAAACGGCGGTACACGCGGCTCTATTACGTTCAGCATTGGGCAAGATGGTTCTACAATTGTTCTAAGTAAAAATGCTGATTTTTCAACCTTTGTGCATGAGCTTGGGCATCATTTTTTAGAAATGAATATGCAAATTGCATTAAGTCCTGATGCACCTGAACAAGTCCGTGCTGATATGGAAACGGTAATGAAGTGGGCTTCACCAGAAACAACTGATCTGGGTGAATGGGACTTTTTCACCGATGCAGAAAAAACAGAAGTACACGAAAAATTTGCAGAAACTTTTGAACAGTATGTTTTTACGGGTAAAGCACCAAGCGCGGCATTAAAGCAAGTTTTCAACCGATTCAGACAATTCATGATTGCCGTGTACCGGAACATTGAAAAGTTTATGGGCATCAATGACCGTGCAGAATTGAACGCTGATATCACAGGCGTAATGGACCGTATGCTTGCATCATCAAGTGCAATTGCTGAAGCACAAGCTGCATCAAATCTTGAAATGCTAATTCATCAAGATGATGCAATGCGCCTTGGTATTTCGCCAAAAGATTATGACGAAATGCGCCAAGATCATGAAATTGCTACAGAATTATCTATAAATACTTTAGAGCAGAAATCCCTGCGCAATATGATTTGGTACCAAAAACATAAATCTAAGTATTTGAAAACATTGCAGAAAGAAGCTGATAAAAAGCGCGCTGCCGTTCGCGAAGATATGGCAAAAGAAATTGCACAAGAACCTGTATATCAGGCTATGGCATTTCTACGTCAACCGCTTGACCCTGTTGTCAAACGCGATTCAACAAAGGTTGAACCTGAACGCGATAATTTATTTGAAGCAATTGCCAAGTTTGGCGGACTTGATGCAAATGAAGTAGAAAGTACTTGGGGTATTGATGAAGCCGCTAAAACAAAATCAGGTATTGGCAACAAGCCCGTTGTGCGTTCTTCAAAATCAAAAGTAAAAGGCCTGTCAATCGAATCTATGGCCGAGAAGCTTAGCGAAGAGGGTTACTTAACTTTAGATGAGCACGGCAAATTTGATACTCGTGAGCTTGAAGATAAGTTTGCAGATCAGTTACGTGGCATCAATCAATATTCAAATAAAGTTGATCCTGAATTATTAGATTATTCGCATGATATGGATTTACTGCAACGCTATGCAGAAGGTCGCACAACCAAAGGCAAGTTATCACTAGATTGGATTGAAGCCAAGTACGGACGAGACAGCGATATTTACCAAAGTATTTCTAAAGGCGCTTATGGTTTTGCACAGCGTGGAGGTGAAAACCCCGATGTCGTTGCTGAAATGTTCGGGTATGAAAGCGGCGATGCATTGATACGAGACCTGCTTAATTCACCGAGTCCTAAGCAAAAAATTGACGAGCTCACCGATGCGCGTATGGCTGTACAATATTCTGAATTTTTCGATCAGCAAAGCATTATAGAAGCAGTCGAAGCCGCATTACACAATGATGTTCGTGCGCGTATGCTTTCAGCTGAAATGGCTGCACTAAACGGTTTGCTTGGCCGCAAGTCTGCTTTGAATGAAGCAGCAAAGACAGTTGCTCAAGACATTGTGCAACGTCAAAAAATTAAAGATATTCGACCGCATGTACGTGCACAAGATGATGCTCGTTTAGGGCGTATGGCAAATGAAGCATTTAGAAAGGGGGAAACGGTAGAAGCTGCGCGCCATAAGCGCAATCAGTTGGTTCAATTCTATGCAACCAAATACAGTTATGATGCAAAAGACCAGATTCAAAAACACCTTGATTTGGTCAAAAAGGTTTTTGGCAATAACGAGAAGTTATCTAAAAACCGTGACTTTGATTTTGTGACCGCTGCCCGCGGCATTTTGGGCAAATATGATCTTGGCCGCGAATCAACAAATTATGAGCATCAACTAGAATTAATTCGTAAATATGACCCGATCACATATGCCGAAATACAGAACATAGGCGCATTGCCTGAAAACCAAAACTATCGCGAATTAACGCTTGAACAGTTCAATGCAGTTATGGCCGCAGTCGAAACACTTTGGCATCGATCTAAAGAAAATAAGATTTGGCATACGACCAATGAAGCCTTTGAGCGTGAACAGGTCCGTGAAGAACTAATACAGCAAACAGGCGGTAAGAAAAGTGTTGAAAAGATTCAACAAACTTTATTGGGTAGAGATAAGACCGCAGAACTTAAAGCTAAGTTCATGGAATTAGGCGCTTCAGCAAAACGTGTCGACCAGGTGGTGACTTGGCTAGACGGCGGCGCAAGTGGCAAATTCCGTACATATCTAATTAATCCTATGCAAGATGCCTTGGCTAAATATCGTATTGAAAAAGCCAAGATGCTTAAAGACGTAGTCGATATTTTTGAAGGATTTGGCAAACTCGATAATTCAAAAATTGCTGCGCCTGAACTTAATAACTTTACTTTCGTGGGCAAGCAATCTTTGCTCCATGCGATTTTGCATACAGGTAATTTAAGCAACAAAGAGCGTCTTGTTTTAGGTTATGGTTGGGGTACGCGTTTAGAAGATGGTTCGGTTGATTTCAGTGCATGGGATCAATTCTTTAGCCGGATGGTTAAAGAGGGCGTGATTACCAAAAAGGATATGGATAATATCCAAAAGCTCTGGAACCTTTTTGACAAATACAAAGAGCAAGCACAAATCACACATAAAAAAATTAACGGTCGCTATTTTGATGAATTACCACGTACACCTATTAGTACGCCATTTGGTGAGTATGAAGGCGGTTATGTGCCTGCTGCTTATGACCGTATTCGCTCAAACGAGCAAGATCGCATTCAAGATAAAAACTTAGCCGAAAATAACTTAGCTGCATTAGATATCGCAACGACTGGCGCGAATTTTACAAAGTCACGTGCAGATCGTTACCACGACCAACTCGAGCTTGATATGTCTCGGTTACCAAGTCATCTTGATAAAGAATTGCGCTATATCCATCTTGAATTACAGATTCGACAAATCGGGCGTTTATTGCTGAATAAAGATTTTCGAAATGAGATTGAGCGCGTATTGCCATTCGGGGTTAAACAAGTCTTTAACCCATGGTTGAAAGCAATCGCAAATCAGACCGTTGATGAAAGCTCAGGCATTAGTTTGCTAGATAATATTTTCCGCACACTTCGCCGCAATACGGGTATCGCGATTATGGCAGGTAACTTAAAAAATGCTGTTGAGCAGTTCACAGGCTTTACACAAGTTGCTGTTGCAGTACCGCCGAAACAATTGCTAAAAGCTCAGGCCCATTATTTTGCTTCAGTTGCTACCCGTGAAGACATGGCAAATAACATCATGGAAATGTCTGACTTCATGAAAACTCGTTTTGACCGTGCAGCGGATGAATACCGTTATGCGGTGGATGAGATTGTTTTTCAAAAAGGCGCAATTCAAACAGTGAAAGATTTCACCATGAAGCATGCGTATGTATTGCAGACAACAATACAAAGACCAATGGAAATGATTTCATGGCAAGCTGCATTCAACCATTACACAGAACAAGGCATGACTCAATATGAAGCAGTGCATGCAGCGGATGCGGTTATTCGACAATACATGACAGATATGTCACCAGAAGGTATTTCAAATCTTGAACGCGGTACACCTGCTAAAAGAATGTTTTTGATGTTTTACAATTGGTTCAATATGGTTTGGAACACATCAATGTCAGAAGCTAAGTTAGCGTTAGAGGCAAGCAACGGCTCATGGGTGCAAGCATCGCCACGTTTGGCGTATGTGGCGTTAATGATGATCTTAATCCCTTCGATGCTGTCTGAATTGCTTGGGGTTATCTTCGCAGGCGGTCTAAAAGATGAGGATGATGATGATAATAAATGGGATGACTTATCTGCAAAACTTGCACTTTCACAATTAAAAATGTTGGCTGCTTTTGTACCGTATGCAGGTAATGTGGTAAATGCCGCAATCAGCAATACGGACGATACCATTGTAAACGACCGCTACACGGCGTCACCTGTATTCAGTATGGGCGAGAGTGGACTTTCACTGATTCAACATGCAAGACGCGCTTTGGATGAGGATAAGGAAGTTAACCAAGGTAAAGCTTCAAAAGATTTAATGAATACAGCGACCCTCGTTACGGGCATTCCGTTTGCTGTACTTGGTAAACCTTCTGGTTATTGGCTTGATATAGCTCAAGGCAAGAAAGATGCACCAGACAGTATTTACGATGCAACACGCGGAACGATAACAGGGAAACATGCACCGGAATGATAAGAAATTATCAAGTGTTATTTTCCATTAAATAACAACAGTTTGCCTAAAATTTGTAGTTGACTCTGTAATTTTGTTAGTTCAATATCTAACCAAATTACGGAGTTTTTCGCATGAATTATTTAGTCATTAAAAAGCTAGGTCACGGTTTTTATTTAGGTAAAGGCAACGTTATTCAAGGAGGTAAAGAATTTATCGTTATAAAAAGCCATAAAGAAATGCTCGTAGGTGCTGAAAGTTACAAATACGATGCTTCAAGCAATCAATTATTGTGGGAGGGCATTCAAAACCTAGGGCAAGTTGTTGTTGGTTTTGCTGATACTGAAGAAGAAGCTTTGGATTTAGCATTTTAAAAATTACAAAATGTCAACTGACAAGCGTATTTATTTTGTTAATAATATGCTTGTTAGTTGAAGATATTTTATCTAAAGCTGATTTTCTTTAACCCCTTATATGTAGGAGCTTTAATGTCGAAAAAACTTAAAATTGAAAGTTTATATAATGAATTTTTAAATAACGATGATTATAAAAAATTAGAAAACGAAACCAATGCAAGAAAAGTAGAAATATTCTTATCTGAAAAAATACACAGGCAAGTACTTCCTTATTTTTCCCAAATTGGGGCGCATTATCGAATTGATGATTACTATCTAATTATCGACCCTTTAGATAGCCCAGATATAGAAAACAAGAGTGAATTTCTAAATTGGCTCGAAAAGTCAATTACTGAAAAGCACCTGTTGACACGGCGCGACCTGTAACCATCCTATTATTAGTAAGCTTACCTAAAATTGGCTGTAGAGAATACGGCCTTTTTTTTATTGGTGAGCTTATGACAGTTCAAGTTACCGACCGGCTCAGTCAACTTTATGTTGGTAATGGGGTTAATACACGGTTTGATTTTACTTTTAGGATTTTTGATCAAGAAGACGAGATAGGTGTAGCTGTACGTATTAAAGTTGGAAACGAGTTTGAATTTCTTGATGAGACTAAATACACCGTTACCATTAACCCCGATAATCTAGGAGGGTATGTAAATTTTCTTGATGCGCCTAACCCACAAACATACTTCTACATTGCAGGTAAAACCCCTGTAGATCAACAGTTAGATATAACTAACTACGATAACTTCTATCCTGATGCAATTGAAAAAGCATTAGATAAGCTCACCGCAATTTTGCAAGAGTGGAAACATCTAGTTGATTTTGAGACTCAAGCACGCATCTTAGCTGATCTAAACTATGATGAACTAGCTCAACAACGAGAAACAGAATTAAAAGCTTATATTGATGGCATCGCTAGTGCTATTACTGGTCAACCAGTACTTGGTTTACCTGCTAAGTTTGTTGTAGATGGTGCAGAAACTCAGAAAGCAATAAACGATTTAAATATTCAAGTTGTTAAATCTAAAAGTGCACTTGAAGTATTAAAGCCGCGAATCGATGGTCAAGTTGTTTTGATGACGGGGTATTATGAAAATCAATTTCAAGGTGGAGATCATTTTAAATACGATAAATCTCAATCAACTGTAAACAATGGTGTAACAATTATAAACGGCTGGGTTAAGCAGTTCTCTAACACTGAACTTACAGTTTCAGCATGTGGTGCTCGGCAGGGCAACTACGATCACACAGCAGCATTGCAACTTGCAGTAAGTACAGCCACTTCATTAAAGAGGAAGCTAATCGCTGACATCGACTTGCGTGTTTCAGCGTCAACCGACTTGAGCGCAACTCTTAATATTGAGGGTAATGGCGGTGCAGTTCAATATAGTCGCAGCATTACCGCTATCGCCGATGTTCCGATTTTTAATGTAAAAGCTGGGTTCAGTTCTGAATCATCCCGTTTTGCATCCTTGATGTTCAAGGCGTCTACTGGGGGTACAGCAACAGCGTTTAGAAGTACAGATAATGGCTACTTATCACAATGTACGTTTGATCATTGTGTGTTTGATCGATCTTTGAGATATGGAATAGATGCAAATATTATTCTATGTGACTTTCAAAAATGTGATTTTGGAACATATCAATCTGCTATTAATAGTGTTGGTTTCAAAGCTATAAGATGTCAGGGAGTCGTCGGTACAAGAGAACCAAATGCCAATACATTTTATAACTGTATTTTTAGACGTGGTAATGACGACTACATGATTGAATGGGATTCTTATGGCGCCCAATGGCATTTTTTTGCTTGTGATTTTGAACAAAATGACTGTACAAAAGCGATTATTAATTGCACCGCAGCCAGCCCAATTATGTTTGTCGGCGGGTATATCGAATCAAATGAGACGACACCCTATTTCATAAAAACCAATGGCAATTCTGCAACTGGTTTCGTACCTTTGATTACTTTTCAGAGCGTACATTTCAATCAGCCAGCACTTACAGCAATTGCAAAAAACACGATGGCCAATTATCCAAAATATAAATTTGAGGGGTGTTATGGCCAGCTTGGGTGTGCTCTGTGGGAAAGCCGCACGGGCGTTTTGAATGATATTACTTTGTTATCGAGCTCATTTGGTAATCATTTCACTTTGATTTCGGGTGGAAGCATCGGAAACATTCATACTGAGACTTATCCCTCTGGTTACAATCATTATTTGTCAAGAAACTATGTAGACACGAGCGTTAAAAGAATCTCTAAATTGCAACAGACAATTTCGTCAGGGCAAGCAAAGAGTATTTGCACATTAGCAAATAAAGATAAAAATAACTCGTACAGTTACGGTGGGTTTATCAATGTGTTTGCGGTTTTTGGTAATAGTCTAGATGCTTCTGGATCATCAGCTACTTACAATCTTATTGTAAACAAAGGCTCGAGCGGGCAAATAGTTACAGTAATATCAAAAGCTGGGGACACTGAAGGGAATACGAGCGGACATCCCTCATTCTCGTTTTCACTTGCAAATAATATTTTATCTGTAACACCCATTGGAAGTTCGGGTAATCCGTCTTTCTTTGCATCATTCTTTATTGAAGCAACGGGTAATTTAAGCGTTTCATAACACAACAAACCACCACAAGCCCTAGCTTTTAATGAGTTAGGGCTTTTTACTGTCAACAGAAAACGATACTTAAATTAAACCAATCCATAAAATAATGAAAACATTAGATTGGTGGCAAAAATGAATGACCCTTTAACAATTAAATCCTTACCTTGGTTTATCAAGATTTGGGCGGCGGTGATGGGCGGCATTTTTGCGCTCATGTTAAGTGGCGATATCGATGTTGAAGGAAAGATAAAAATCAACATTGGTGTGATTATCAAATTCGCAATTAGCGTTTCTATTAGCTTATACGGCGGTTCAGCATTTATTGAATATCAAAATTGGGGGCATTACTCACATATGACCCAAGGGTTTGTCATGCTGCTTTTTGCAGTATTCGGGATGTTGCTTATTGGTATTTGGTATCAGGCAATTCAATTACTGAAAGGTAAAACCATTAGTGAATTGATCTTTGAAATCAAAGAAGCATTCAAGGCTATATTCAAGTAGGAGAGGGCAAATGTCAGTAGATAAATATATTGATGACCTTATCAAGCGCGAAGGTGGTTATGTTAACAACCCTAACGACCGTGGTGGCGCAACTAATTATGGGATAACTGAAGCAGTTGCACGGGTAAACGGTTGGAAAGGCCCAATGCATGATCTGCCTTTAGATTTAGCAAAGCAGATTTATAAACAACAATATTGGATTAATCCTCGTTTTGACCAGGTTAATACCTTATCGCCTTTGATCGCTGAAGAGTTGCTTGATACTGGTGTTAACTGCGGTGTAGCTTTTGCAAAGCCTTTATTACAACGAGTATTGAATCTATTGAATAACCAAGGTAAAGGCGGTTGGCCCGATCTAGCCGTTGATGGTATTTATGGTTCAGCTACGTTAGGGGCTTTAAAAATCTTTCTTGCCAAACGTGGTAAAGATGGTGAGAAGGTGATGCTTAAGGTGCTAAATATTATGCAGGGCCAACGTTATATTGAAATATGCGAACGCAATCCCACGCAAGAGCAATTCTTTTATGGATGGATTAGTAACCGGATCGCATAAAGTGATTTTGTGTAAGAGAACGAAGCTAGCAACTTTTATTACTCTACTGTGCATTCTGTTTTCAGGATGCACGGCGCATTCAATCAATAACAATATTCAAGTATCATTATGCGTAAAGGCAATTTGAGTTTTTAAAATGGCGCAAGTGATGATTATGGTTATGGAGGCGGGTAAGGCTGAGCATACATGCAACCTGCTTGCTGATATAAATAAAAACGGTGAAGTAACCAAGTTTTATGATTATAACGGCAATAAATTAAAAATTAACTTTTTGCAGAACCAAGTTTATTACAACAAAACTTGGTGGCAGTTTACCAAGAAACAAGACATCTAAAATAAAGCCCCTAAATAGGGGCTTCTTATTATGCAGCGTTTAGCATTTTGGCTATTTCGGATGCGGTCGGATTGTAATAGGTATTAACCAGTACACTAATAGTTTTGTGACCTGTAATTTTGGCAAGGATTTCAACAGGCAAACGATAGTCATGAACAAAGCGCGTGATTGCTTCATGCCTTGAATCGTGGAAAGTAATAACACCATCTAAACCAACACGGCGTAAATTACGTTGCCAAATTAAGCGGAAAGCATTCGATGTAAGCGGCACCATGCGACTATCGTTTGGATCATCTGGTAACCATGAAAGCATTTCTTTTGCCTTGGCAGTTAGAGGTACGTCACGGGATGAGCCGTTCTTAGTATCTAATAACCGGATAAAGTCAGTAAATATTAAAGACTTTTGCACGCTAAGTATTTCACCTTTACGCATTGCAGTCTCAAGGGCGAATAGAAAAGACCACGCGACACGGTGTCTCGGCTGTGTCGGTGTTTTACCCCATTCATAATCCAAGCCTTTAATTACTTTATTAATATGGTCATCACTAATACGTTGGTGTCTTGGCGGCGGTGCTGAAGGTTTAGTAATTTCTTTAAATGGATTTTCTTTAGTTAAAAATAATTCTTTTCGTGCAAAGTCAAAAACTGAACTGTACATCGCCATTTCTCTAATGACAGTTGCGCCCTTAACCTGCTTCAATCTTTTATCACGCCATTGTTTAACTAGAGCAGGGGTTAAATTGTGTATAGACTCATCTGCTAGTTCGCCCCAATTTTTCTTTAAACATTTGAGCATTTGAACAATTAAACGGGCGCTTTTCATTTTGCGGCCTTCATCTTGATAATACTTATCAAAAAGGGCTTGAAAAGAAATATGGATTTTTTCAGGTTCTGAGGTTGGTTGTTCAGATTGTAATTCTAATAGTTTGGTTGCTGCCCACTGTTCGCATTCGCTAGCAGTGTCACGAGTGGCAGCGTAGCGCTTGCCCTTAAAACGAACTTCAATACGCCAAGCGTTGCCGCGACGGGTCGGTTTCTGCATTTTTAACACTCCAAATTTCAT